ATCCGAATCTATTAACAATGGGTTCTGGTTCTGTACGTGGTGATGGCGAAGTGATTGGTATTGCAGTTGCTGTCGAAGGATGGTCAGGTTACTTCCCGATCAATCACGAAGGTGGTGGGAACATGGACCGCGCATTAGTATTGGATTGGTTCGAAGAAGTTTTACACACAGAAGCTACAAAAATATTTCACAACGCAATGTACGATGTATCCTGGATACGTTCCATGGGTTTCTATATTAATGGTGGCATTGTTGACACATTGATTGCTGCATCATTGATAGATGAAAACAGATACGGCTATGCACTGAATACACTTGGCAAACAATATGTAGGCATGGGTAAAAACGAAAAAGTTTTACAGGCTGCTGCAAAAGAATGGGGTGTCAATCCTAAATCAGAAATGTGGAGACTGCCTGCACCATTGGTTGGTGACTATGCAGAACAAGATGCAGTTGTAACATTAAAGTTGTGGCATGTATTACAGCACGAAATTTCTAAACAAGATTTGTGGGATGTATTTAATCTAGAAACTAATCTGTTCCCATGTTTGGTTGACATGAAATTTAAAGGTGTACGCGTAGACGTTGACAAAGCAGAGGCTACAAAGAAACAATTAACAATTACAGAAAAACAAATACACCGCGACATAAAAAAGTTAGCAGGTTTTGAAGTAGAGATATGGGCAGGAGCTTCTATAGCTACAGCTTTTGACAAAGGCAATCTGCCATACGACAGGACAGAAAAAGGCGCACCAAGTTTTACAAAAAATTTCCTGGCAACACATCCAGCAGAACTACCAAAACTAATTAACCAAGCACGAGAGATAAACAAAGCCAATACCACGTTTATTGAAACAATATTAAAACACAATCACAAAGGCCGCATCCATTCAGACATCAATCAAATACGTTCGGATGATGGCGGCACAGTTACAGGACGATTTAGTTACAGTAACCCGAACCTGCAGCAAATTCCTGCACGGCACAAGGAACTTGGCCCGTTAATACGGAGTCTTTTTGTACCAGAACAAGGCACCAAGTGGGGCTGTTTTGACTACAGTCAACAGGAACCAAGACTTGTTGTACACTTTTCATCGCTCTTACGATTAGAGGGATCACAAATGATTGTTGATCAATACAATGCCGGCGAAGCAGACTTTCACCAGATGATAGCTGACATGGCCGGCATTGAACGTAAGCAGGCAAAAACAATTAACTTAGGATTAATGTACGGCATGGGTAAGAATAAATTAATGGCAGAGCTAGGACTATTAAAAGATGCTGCCGAGAAACTAATCAAGACATACAATCAGAAGGCACCGTTTGTACGCATGCTATCAGATGCTGTATCACGTAGAGCAGATGACAGCGGTAAGATCAGAACGATCGGTGGCAGGTTGTGTCATTTTGATTTGTGGGAGCCGCATGGTTTTGGTATTAAGAAACCATTGCCGCATGCAGATGCACTCAGGGAACATGGACCGGGGATTAAACGCGCGTTCACATACAAAGCATTAAACAAACTAATACAAGGGTCCGCTGCAGACATGACTAAACAATCTATGTTGGCATTGTACCAAGAAGGTATTGTTCCACACATACAGATACATGATGAATTAGATATTTCTGTTGAGTCTCCAGAACAAATAGAAAAAATTACAGAGATCATGGAGGCCGCAGTAACTTTAGAAGTGCCTAACAAAGTAGATTATGAAGAAGGTGATTGTTGGGGAGATATAAAAGGATAATGAATTGTTGGAGTTGCAATCACGAATTAATATGGGGTGGTGATCACGACACTGAATGGGAAGACAACAATGAAGAAGAACATATGATAATGACAAACCTATCGTGTCCAAATTGTGATGCAGTGGTAATTGTTTATCATGGAAAGGTAGAAAGAAATGAAGAAGATACTAAAAATAATACATAAATATTCGTGTAAAATCACAAGTTGGTCTTGGCAGAAATTGCATGGTAAGAGATAAGAATGCTGGATTTCCTGAAAGAAAACCCAGCATATGAAGGTGAGAAGATACTTACTAAAATAAATTAAAATAAACTCTTGTCAAATGTTATATTGTCACTATATTATCCCATATATTAATACAAACTAAGGAGAAAGAAACATGCCAGATATAAGCAGTTTTAAATCAGTGTCAGTATCTATAGATACGCACAACCAGCTGAAAACATTAGCAGAAAACCGATTTGAGGTTCCTGTTAGTATACAAAAAGTTATAGACTTTATGTTAGAGAAAGAAATAAAAAAGAAAAATGGTAAATCTCGTTGAAACTATTTGCCCGCGCTGTGATGGCAACGGCTATATAAAAGTTGAAAAACAAGAATTTAATTGTCCTATGTGTGAAGAATTATTTATGCATATGAACAAAGAAATTTCTACAAATAATGGATATGTAATGTTGCCAGAAGAGCAAACACGTATTAACGTGGAGGGCGGCCGCGAGTCTAAGATGAAGTGGTCAGGCGAGACATTACCGGAAGTAGGTAAAAATGAATCCTGAGGAGGAGTACGGATGGTGACCAAAGAACAACAGAGAATAGAAAACTGTAGAGACGCTATGCTTAGAGCAAAGGACTCACGTATGAAACGAATGTGGAAAAACAACTACAATACTTTGATGAGGAGGAGAGTTAATGAAGCAGAAAACAGACTTGAAAGTGCAGCTCGAAGCGTACACTAGCACGTTTATGATGGGCGCGATTGTTGTGTTTTGTTTAGTAGTTATGGTTGTAAATTTTCAATATATCATTAAACTAGAACACACTATTGACACGATGTGGCATGAGATAATACAGGTGAAGGAGACAAATATCGGACTGTACCAGTTTATTGAGGACCATAAATATGACTTTAATTAAGGAACCAACAAAGATGAGAAGCGAGATTCCGAATAGGATGATGAGTACAACTTTCACTCTACCGATCGACCACAGAGATGTTGTCGGTATTGTGAACTATAAAGCAGACAAAGAAGGCGTCAAGCCTATGGCTTTATGGGTTAAATTAAAACCAACAGATTCTTATCTGGACAGAGAATTACGTGCAAGCGGCAAGCTGGTATCACGTTTATTGCAACACGGTGAGTCACTAAAAGATATCGTAGACTCGTTGTCTCAAGACAATGTGATCGGCCAGATGGTAAATTATTTTGCAAAAAATATGGAAGATATTATTATGGGTAAGCCACTCGATAAAAAAGTTAGAATGTTATCGACTGACCCATATGCGATGAAAGAATGATCGAAGAAATCGAAATAGAATGGATACCAGAAGATACGGGAGCACCGTATGAGGTTGACATGGAGAGTGTGTTAATTGATACACCAGCACATATCGTTGACAAGTGGTGTAAGAAAAAATTTGGACATACAAATTGGGCGCGCATGGGGATGGTGACACCGGAAGAGTTACTTGGT